AGTATCTTTAAGCATGATGGCGGCCCTAGCATTAATGATCAATTAACCGCAGTTTTTACCCGCTATAAGCATCCAGCATTTAAGCGAGCTGATAATGACCGTATTTCAGGGTGGTCACAGATACGGCAAAGGCTAGTAGCTAAACCACCGTTGCTATACATATTTGCTACTTGCCCATACTTGCTAGAGACTTTACCATCGATGTCAATAGACAAACAAAAGCCAGAGGATTTAGACACTAAAGGTAACGATCATGCCTGTCTTACTGGCGATACTTTAGTTGTTACTGACATTGGCCTTCGTCAAATTCGGCATCTTTGCAACGGAACATCAGTTAATGTTTTAGCGCATGATGGCTATTTTCACATAGCTTACGGCGCTCCTACTCGTAAAAACGCTAAAGTAATTAAAATTATTTTTGATGATGACACTGAAATAGTTTGTACCGCAGACCATAAATTTATGGTTGCTGACGGCACGTTCAAGGAAGCTCATTGTCTAACATCTGCCGACCTGATACGCTGCGTTACGTATGGTGGTAGAGGTTATTTCAGAGACAGTTCAAGAGTTCAACGGGGTAAGATATTACCGTTGCGGGCATTATTTTTCGTCTCAGCAAAAGCACGTTCGTGGCTCAAGACGATTGCACAGAAAAGTTTGGGAATATTTCAATGGCGCAATTCCCAAGGGAATGCACATCCATCACAAGGATGGGAACAAAGCCAACAATCAGATAGAAAACTTAGAATTGCTAGACTCAAAGACGCATTTGAGCCAACACATGACGCCGGAGAGACGAGCGCAATCTCGCGAAAACATAGTCAAAACTGCTGTGCCGATGGCAAGATTTTGGCACAAAAGTCTACAGGGCAGGGAGTGGCATTCGGAACATGCAAGGCAGATTGCTGCGGCAATGCCAATGATAACCAAAAATTGCGAGTTGTGTGGAGCAGAGTTTCAGACCAAAAAGCACATGGATTGGAAAGCGAAGTATTGTCACCAGAATTGCAAAATGAAAGCACGACGAAGAAGATTAAATCCATCTCTTATTCCCAAGCCCCGCAAGACGTCTATTGCCTAAATGTTCCAACCGCAAGTACATTCGTATTGGACAACGGCGTGGTGTCTCATAACTGCGATGCTTTACGCTACCTTTGCAAAGAGCGGCTAATTGACTCAAAGTGGGAGCAACCTTCTCAAGTATTCAACAAAGGATTAGTAAAATTGCAATCTTACATCGCGCAAGTTAGAAGCCAGCAGGGTAGAGCTAGAATATGAAAATTGCCCCATTATCTCAAAAATATAGTCCTAAATGGTGGCGTTCTCAGCTAACCGAAGCAGAAGAAAGACGCAAAAAGTTTACAGAATTAGCAGAAGAGTCAATTAGGGTTTATAACGCCCAAAAACAAGTTGGTATGCTTAACGATGTTGAGCGCCGCCTTAATGTATGGTGGTACTGCAACAATACCCTTTTACCAGCCTACTTTTCCTCAACCCCTAAAGCTGAAGTAAATGCCAAAAAGCGCACAGGTGGTATTCCTGTTCAGCTTGGTAGCGTCATTCTAGAGCGTAACATTCAGTACGCTATGGACACTTATTTTAACTTTGACATGGTGGGCTATACCGCCGCTATGCAGCTTTTACTTACTGGCCAGTCCGTTCTTTGGGCTAGGTACATGGCTAAGTTTGAAACTGTAATGCAAGAAATTGCGCTAATTAAAGATCCTACAGGCGCAATCATTGATGGAGAGGGTAAACCTTATGATGGTGATACAAGCACTCTTACGCAAGGCCCAGGCGGTATTATGCTCGCTAGTCTCGAAGTCGAGCAAAAAGCCAGCGAAAAAGCGATCCTTGAAAACGTCCTCTACGCAGACTACTTCTGTTCAGACGCAAGGACAGAGCAAGAAATCGAGTGGCAAGCGCGTCGTGCCTACCTGGATAGGGCCCAAGCAGAAGAGAAGTTTGGCAAAGAAATCGCCAAAGACTTAAAGTACGATTCTTACCCAGACGTTATTAAGAAAGACATTTCCCGCAAAGATGACAAGTTTGAAGGGAAGGCTGAGATATTTGAGGTTTGGTGCGAAGCAACAGGCAAAGTCTACTGGATGCAAAAAGGTAGCGAAAAGTCTGTTTTAGAGGTGTCAGACCCGCCTACCAAGTTTGATAAGTTCTACCCTTGCTCCGTTATTAGACAATCAGAAGACCCTGATTCTGTAATTCCAGTATCAGATTACGCTCATGTTAAAGACCAAATCCTAGAGGTAGAGCGCCTCACAACCCGTATTCACGCTGTTACTCAAGCCATTCGTACTAACCAGCTTTATGATGCAACTTTAGGCAATCAAGTAGAGCAGCTCTACACTGGCGACCTAAAGGTTATTCCTGTTACTAACTGGCCTAGCTATAAGCAGCGTGGCGGCCTTGCAGCGGGCATAGAAAGCCTTAACATTGAGCCTTTTATCAACGCTCTCAATACCCTTCAGGGCGCACGACAAAGCGCACTACAGCAGTTATACGAAACCCTAAAGGTATCTGACCTGCTTCGTGGTACTTCTGAGCAGTATAAATCAGCAACAGCAAACAGGCTTGAAAATCAGTGGTCATCCCTTGGCCTTATCGTGCGTCAAAACATGTTTGCTAAGTTTGTATCTGATGCAGTGGCAAACCTTGGCACTATCATCGCAGAGCAGTTTGACGAAGCTACAATCTTTGAGATTGGTGATGCTGATGCTCTAATTGAGCCTACAATCTTTACTCCGCAACCACCACCAGCACCTCCAATGCAAGAGGGTATGCCACCAGGTGAGCCAGGTATGATGCCTGAAATGATGCCACCTCCACCGCCAGATCCAATGCAGCAGATCGATGAGGTTAAGCGTCAAATTATTGACATCTTTCGTGATAATAAGAAGCGTTGCTACCGCATCCAGATCGCTACAGACTCAATGATAGCGCTAGACCAGCAGCAGCAAGCACAAGAGGCAAGCCAGCTTATTCAAACCGCTGGTAGCTTCTTTGACCAAATGCGAGGCTTAATCGACCAGTACCCGCCGCTTATCGGGTTTAGCATATCGCTATTCCAGAACATGATTAAGCGCTACAAGGGAGGCAAAGAACTCGATGGCATATTTACCAAAGCCCTTCAGCAAATTGGCGAAATTGCTCAAGCGAAAGAAGAAGCGGCTAAGCAACCGCCTCCGCCTGATCCTAAGACGCTTGAAATGCAGGGTAGGCTGCAAATAGCACAAATCGAGTCTCAAGCGCGTGTGCAAGCTGTTCAAATGGAGATGCAAGATAAGTCAGTTAAAAATCAATTGGCTTACCAAGACCAGCAACTTCAAATGCAGCGTGACCAGCTCGAATCGCAGTTGCGTGTTCAAGAACAGCAGTTTAAGGAGTACCTGGAGCAGCAAAAACTTTCTATCGACCAACAGGAAGTGCAAGTCAAAGCACAAGCCGTTCAGGTTGATATGCTTAAAGTGCAGTCTAATGCTCAAACAGAAGCTGATAAAGCTCTTATTAAGCAAGAATCAAGTCAGATGCAGCACATCCTTGAGATTCAAAAGCTTGAACTTGAGCAAATGCGTATACGCCTATCTGAGTCTGAAAAGCTGATGGAAGAGCGTCGTTTAGCTAGTGAGCAATCGTTAGAACGTATTCGCTTGCAAATGGATAATATCAACAAAGGCCCACAAGTTGTAGCTTTGGGCGGTGGTAACCCGTTTGGGCGCAAAAAGTCAGGTAAGATAATAGCTGATGAGAACGGCAACCCTACAGGCATTGAAATACGAGAAGAACCTGTTGAAAAGCCAGAAGTTAGTGTAAAAAAGATTTGGTTAGATGATGACGGCAATCCAGCTGGCATTGAGCTTGAGTAATGACGCATGGCCGATAATGTAGGATATACCCCTGGATCTGGTGCGATAATATCGACTGATGAGATTGCTGGAGCGCACCACCAGCGGGTAAAAATTACTTTGGGTGATGACGGCGTTGATGGCGGCACTATATCAGCCTCTAATCCAATACCTATATCGACATCTGTGCCTATTCCAGTCACAGCATCAGCATCAGCGCCAGTTCCTATTACAGCCGCACAAACCGATAATTTGCTTACAATGCTGTCACGCATCGTTAAACTACTTGAATCAAATGCAGTAGTGGATGGTCAACAACGACAGCGTGTTACTATTGATGCAGGTACCCTCCCAACCGTAACAACCGTAGGAACAGTAAGTTCTGTTACTAACATGGTTAGCAATGCAGGTATGGATCGTGAGCAATACATAAACATTGCAAAACAAACGTACGCACAATCAATTAGAAGCCGACTTGAATTTGTTTAGGGAATAGTTATGCCAGCACTCAATAAAAACACTTTGACACGCCAAGTTGATTTGCCTACATGGGAATGGTGCCGTTTCGCTCCTGCTGTTTCGTCAGCAGTATCGTCAAGTTGCTCTCCTGATAATCCTGACTTTTTACAGACAGAACACGGACGTTATATTTATTATTTAATTGCAGCTACAAACTTTGTTCGTTATGACACTTGGACAGATATGTACCAAGTTTTGTCTTCGCCAGCCGTTTCGCCATTTAACGTATCGGCTATGAAGTTTGCTGGAGCATACGGGCCTCAAGGTAAAGTAATTTCAGCAACATCTACAACACTACGCATTCCTGCTATTTCTATGGAAGCAATGTTGGGATACGACATTGTGATCATTTCTGGTACTGGAGCAGGGCAGCGCAGGAAAATTATTGCGGTTGCAGAACCAACAGTTCATGACAGTGGTGTTGTTACTGCTGTTGCAAACGCTTTAGGCGGTATTACTCTTACAGACACCCTCAAAGCATGGACAGTCAATCAATACGCTGGATATACAGTGCGAATTACTGGTAACTCCGGTGTAGGACAATATCGACGTATTCTTTCAAATGCAGCAACTGTTTTAACGGTTGGCGATACAACGCAGATGAATATGACGTTCAATAGTCCAGCCATATTTACACCCGCTATTGCATCAACTGCTGGCGCGCAATCTGCGTATGCTATTGAATCACAAGATATAACGCTTGATTCAGCTTGGGCGGTTACACCTGATTCTACGTCAGTGTTTCGTATTCAATCCGGCATGATCATGCTTCTATCGCCTAATGCAGCAACTGCCACAGCGCCATTTTATACAACACAAATATACGACATTTTGACCGACACTTGGTATGTCATGCCAACCATGACAAATATCTTGCAAGCAGCTGTTACAGATATAAGTTTAGAGCGCATGTCTGAAAATGCTAGTATCTGGGCAAACGGTTGTGCTACGGGTGGAACCACAACTACACTAATTGACGCTAACTTAGGAACAGAACGAGCAAGTTGGACAACAAACGAATGGGCTAATTATTGGGTTTATATTTATTCTGGCACTGGCGAAGGTCAAATTAGACAAATAGTTAGTAATACAGGCAACACCTTAACTTGGACAACAGCCGGAACAGCACCAACATCCACTAGCCGTTACATGATTATCGGATTTGATGCGGGAACTGCAACTTCCGGAGCGACATCAACTATAACTGACACAACTAAATCCTGGGCTACAAATCGTTGGGCTAATTATACCGTTCGTATTTTAGCTGGAACAGGAGCTGGACAAGTTAGGCCAATCGCTTCAAATACAGCCACTGCGTTGACAGTTGTTGGAACGTGGCAAACTACACCTGACAATACCTCCGTTTATTCCATTCAAGGCGATCCAGACAAAGGATACATTTTTGCAGGTGGTATTGCAGCAGTACCAATAATTAACTTTGAATCGCAAGTTCAAACATTTGGACGGCAACAGGATTTTGGAATAGCTCGTAACGCATCAGCAGCTGTCGCTGGCTATCAACCCGTTGCAATTTCGTCTTTGAGCAACGTAACTACTACAGCTACTGTTACCACAGCGCATCCACATCAGTTTAGAGTAGGTGAGTTAGTCACGGTGCGTGGTGCTACAGATGCTAATTTCAACGTAACTAATGTGGCGATTGCGACAGTACCGTCGGCAACGACATTTACTTACACAATGGCAGGAACGCCAGCATCTACAACTATTGTTGGCTCACAAACCACAAGTACCTTAACAGATGCATCGAAAAACTGGACGGTAAACGAACATGCAGGGCGTACTTTGTATATGTACGCATCAACAGTAACCGCAGCAAGCGGTTTAGCTACTGGGCAAATGGTGCGAATTGCAAGTAACACAGCAACCACCTTAACCTTTGTAGCTGCTGCCACAGCGCCAACAAACGGAGTAAGCAGGTATTCGATTTGCACATCATCAGCGATAGGAGCAGCTGACTTTGGAATTGCTACTGGCACTCAATCAACAACAACGCTACAAGATACAACAAAATCTTGGGCCGTAAATATCTGGGCAGGTAAGCGTGTGCGAATGATCGCTGGTACTGGTTCGCCTCAAGAACTAGCAATTACTAGCAATACATCTAACACGCTAACCTTTGCCGCTGGCACAGCACCAGTAACCGGAGTTACTGGGTATGTAATTTTAGAGCAAATAGCAAAAGGCTTAGGAACAAATGCTAACTGGGCTTTTGGAACGTCTGATGCAGATTATCGTGGTAAATACATGTACTGTACCCGTGGAGGTGCTGTAGCTGGATTTGATCGTTGGGATATTACCACTGATAGATTTAACCTTATAGCAACATCCCCCAATAGCGAAACACTAACAACTGGCACTATGACTGCATACGATGGTAAGGATCGTATTTACTTTCATAAAGATGCTACCAAGCGTGTTTATTCATTAAATGTAGTTACCGCTAACATAAATGGCGCATCTGAATATCCGTATGTGGCTCCAACCGCAGTTTTGGGTAATCGCATGGAGATTTTTACAACTAAAGATGGCTTGAAATATCTTTGGTTAAATCGCGCATCCTTTGCAGAATGCTATAGATGTTTATTGTTCTGGTAAGATTATGACCATAGAAAACTTAATTGCTTTGTTTGAAAACAAGCTTGCTTATCTAATGCAACTCAAAACTAGTGCTATCAGCACTGGTGATGTGGCATTGCTTACAGATATAGAAAAACAGCAATTAGAAACAGAAACGCTTATTGCGCAATTAAAGCACTCTTTAAGTGTTTAATAATTGGCGTGGTAGAGTGTAACACATGCTTACTACCATATTTGCACCGCAAGGATTAAAGCCTGGTGAATTAGACACCTCTGATATTCTTGATCGGTTTAGAAGGCGCAAATCGGAAACAAAAGAAGAAGAAGCAATAGCGGCGCAATTATTAAAAGCGCGACAAAAACGCACTGTAATTACAAAAGAACAGCGCAAATTAGTTGATTGGAAACGACTAATTTACAAAGCTATTCATGGCGCTCAAACCCTTGAGGAGCTTGAGGCTATTGAACCGCCTCCAATTCAAACTGATTCACCAGAGGTTGTTGCTGCTATTTTAGCTGAGATAGAAGAACGCAAAGCCGCTAAACGAGCTGAGATTGAGTTACGCATGGCTCAAACTAAGCTAAAGATGCAAGAAGCGGCACTGCAATCTGTTAAGCTAGAAAGTGAAATATCTGTTAGACTAGAGCAGCAAAGACAAGCGGTGGCAGCAATACAGGCTTTACAAGAACAAGTAATGGCTCGCCATTCTATAGCTATGAAGATAGCCGAAGATTTGCAGAATGAGGCATTTGCTCAAGTGCGGGAAGCAGAGCAAAAAGCACAAGAGTTTACACGCAAGCGTAATAATCGTATTAAGAGACTTAAAGCTCTTATATGGTTAGCAAAACTAGATTTATGAGCAAATACCAATTATTTCAGTATTGCCCAGTAGCAAACAAAGTTGTCCCAATCGCAGAGGTTCAGCGGCGCGTACAGTCCAATGCTCGTGACTTGTTTATACAAGACGAGATGGAGCCGACACGCAACCCGCTAAACCCAAAGGAAATCTATACCAGTAAATCAAAGCTACGAGCGGCGTATCGCGCTGCTGGGGCTGTTGAGGTTGGTGATGCTTACGACAAAGGGTACATCCCAGATCGAGAATCTGGCGCATCCGAACGTAGGCTAATCAGCGAAATGCGAGGCAAACTAATTGATAGGTATAGAAATGGAAGATAATGAAACCCTAGATACGTCCGATACTGAAGTTACCGTAGAGCGTGAACCAGCATCTCTTTCTATTAGAGAAACTCTAAAACAACAGTTGAAAGAGGTTAAGGAAGAGCAGGAAACTAAGGAGCCCGCTCAAGAAACAGCAGAAAAAGCCGATCCTGCTCCCGTTACAACTGAGCCAGTTGTCGAGCAACAAAAGCCACTTCTCGCGCCTCCTGCGGATATGAATGCCGCAGAAAAAGATGCTTTTCTTAATCCAACTCCGGCTAATGCTCATATCTTGCAATCCTATCTAAACCGTAGGGCATACGAGACTCGCTCTGATTATAGCCGCAAAATGCAAGAGGTTGAACAGCTAAAAAAGCAAACCGCTGGGCTATACGACACAATTAAGCAGTACGAGGATGAGTATGCTAGGGATGGAATATCCATAGCAGATGTCGCTAGGCGATCTATTGCCTGGGACAAAGCTATGCTTGAAAACCCAGTAGCTACAGCTTTGGATTGGCTTGATTCTTATGGAATAAACCCAGAAGATTTATACAACTACCAGCCGCAGCAGCAGCAATCGCCTCAGTATCTAACCAGGGAAGATGCGGAGAAGATTGCAGAGGAACGCTACCAGTCGATTCAATCAGAGCAGCAAAAAAAGGCTATTGAGTACTACAATCAACAGGTTGTAAACTCTTTTATGAGTAACAAGCCGTTATTCAGGGATCCAGAAACAGCATCGCAGTTAGAGGCTGAAATGGCTCCAGTTGTTCAGGCTCTTAATGCTACAGGGCGGTATTCCTCCCCTGAACAGGTATTAGAGACCGCATACAACTATGTAGTAAACGGCAATCCGACTTTTTCCGGCCTAGCTCAAAAGATGGTCGCAAAGCCGGTAATCGAGCAGCAGCAAGCCGCAGTTCAAAAGGCGAAGCAAGCTGCAAAATCAATATCTGGCTCCGCAGGAAGCGGGTCTCCCAGGATAGTCGCAAAAACTTTACGGGATAACCTGCAACGTCGCATGGGCGGCGAATAGGCTCTAAAAGCCAGGCGGTTATCCCAAACGTATAAAGGATAACCAAAATGGCAAACTTAGAGGAAGCAATCGTGGCTACCTTGTTTGATCAATCGGAGGCCATCGCGGACGAAGTGCTACATCACAACCCGCTTTTGGCTTCGCTTGATGAGCAAGGTCTTATTCGTAAATTTTCTGGTGGATATGAGCTTCGCAAGCCAATCATGTACAATGATGCGGCTGTAGGAGGCTTCTACGCTGGATTTGATTCGTTCGATCTTTCAGCTATCGATGATGCAACGGCATTTCGTTTCGCTATCAAGCAGGTTTATGAGCCTGTAGCAATCAGCGGACGCGACCGTCGTGCAAACAGGGACGAGGCTATGCTCCTCGACCTTGCTGAGATGAAGATGAAGGCAGCTATCAGCCGTCTAAAGAACACCGTATCAACCTCGCTTCGTGGCGATGGAACTGGTTCAGGTGGACTTGAGTTTGACGGTGTTAAGAAGGCCGTATCCACATCGCCTGGTTCTGGAACATACGGAACAATCGATCGTGGTACTAACCTTTGGGCGCGTAACCTTGCAGTAAACGTAACCCTTTCGGCTTCCAATGTTCAGGAGCAGATCACTGATGCTATCAGCCAGATCACTCGTGGCGATGAGCAGCCAGACTTGGGTCTTATGGATCGTACGGCTTGGAAGTTCCTTCATAGCTCGCTTACCGCAATTCAGCGCATTCAGCTTCCTGCAAAGAAGGCTGTAGCTGGATTTCGTGTTCTTAGCTATGACGGCTGTGACTTCGTATTTGACGGTGGATATGGTTCAGCAGTTCTTGAGACCAATTCTTGTCGACTTCTCAATACTAAGTACTGGACGTTCGATATGGTTCGTGGTGCAGACTTCAAGCCTCTCGCTCCTGAGATGGCTAGGCCAGTTGACCAGGATGCTTTCTTCACAGTT